TTAAAAATTGTTTATTACTAGTAAATTCAAAGTCTGGTCTTTGTGGTAAATTGTCTTCTGCTAATGATTTATAATGTGACCACGTTGCCCCACAAAAGGCAATTATAATCATTAACATTAATGTTCTAACTTTAGTCATTATTTTTTTACCGCAATATATTCGTATCCTGACCACTCTACGCCATCAGCATCTTTAAAACTTGGCACTTTCTTTTGAAATAAATGTAAATGCTTATGTGTTTTTTCCATAGCTGCGAATATTTTATTTGCTTGTTTTTCTGTGAAGTTGTCTAGTACATCTTTTCTAAAATTACCTAGGTAGTAAGTTCTACCAGTACCACTGCGAACACTTGGTTTAATTAGATTTTCTAATTGTATTCTCGCCTCGCCTATTCTAGCTCGTAAATACGGGTCAAGCTCTTTCCCACTTCTCACACCACTCATAATATACCTTTCTTATAGGTCTAAACCTATTGCATTTAATTTTGGCCTAAAACTATAAAATAGTTTGTTATGATTACCAGTATCACCCACATTGGCCATTTGATATAGATGTACCATTTCGTGTCCTAAAGTGTCCACAAAGTCTTTTTTGTTTCTGTAGTATGGTAACATTTCTAAATGAAATTGTTGTGTTCCTTTTCTCTTCCATTCCCATACAACCACTTGACCGTAGCAAGATTTTTTTGTCTCGTCTTTATAAATTTTTTTGATTTGTATATCATTAAAAGGCTGTAATACATTTTCAAATACGGCTTTATTAATGATTTTAAAATACTTGTTTATGTCTTTAAAAGTAGTTTTATATTTACGATTACTCACTAAATCTCTTTTAAGTATTTTTTTTACGTTTGATCTTTTAGTTGTTGTTTTTGGCACAGTCATTATCCTTAATCTTTGAGTCTTTAAGTAAGAGGCATTTATGCGTCTTATCAAGTTCCAATCTCAATTCTGTCATTACGTTATCCATAATGTAAGGTAAGTGCTGTTGTAAAATAGATACCATCTGTAAAGCAAACTGGTGACCCATTTTACTCATTTCTTGTTCCAACAGTTTACTATGATCTATCTCTTTGTTATTTTGTATAACGTGACCAATTACTGTTGTAGCATAATCATTTGCTTTCGCTTGTATGTTTGATAACAAACCCCATATCAAACCATTTACTATTAATATTGTAATTACAAACTTTTTCATTATATATTCCTCTCTTTCATATTTATAATATACACGAAAAAGAGGTGATTGTCAATAGGTATTTTGCTAGTATTTACTTGTTTTTTGAGGGGAACAAAGGGTGAACATCAAGTGTCGCACCCTTTGATTCGTATATTTTTATGGTTTTACAAAGTCGGCGTTCCAGCCAAATGCTTCTTTTACCATTTCACTTGTTAAACCTTTAAAAGATTTATTAAGTGTTTTGTTTTTCATGTCTATTAAGACCTTTGCTTCATCAGCATGTAAGCCTTCTAGCATTTGAATAAACAAAGTTTCTTTTCTTATTTTGTTTAGTTGAGCATTACCACCTTTGACAAAGTTATATAATCTCTTTGCCTCTAGTTCCAAATAAGTATGTTCTGTACCAGCTGGCGCCTCATTAGCGATGTAAGGAGGTATTCCAGGAGGTAAGTCCCATTCTATCTTTGGATCAAACGCACCTTTTAAAACCATTCTCAAATTAGGTGTATCATATCTTTTCAACACCTCAATCTTCTTTGGTTTGTCTTTTGCGTTATTGATTTTGGTAAAGATTTCACTATACAATTCTCTAGCACTTCCGGAAGTAGAAGCCATAGCTTCCATTGTCTTTGGTGATATGAGATTAGGATTTCTTTCAGCCATTTTTTATTTCTCCATATATATGTTTTCAAAAGTCATTTATATTTTCAATCAATGCTTTTAGTTTATTGTCTATAAAGTATTGTAATAGGAGCGACCTATCATTATCTTTACAGTCCTTGTACTTATTTATAATACTTTCAGAAATCTCTTTTGGTATCATAGACAAATCTATTAATTTTTTATTACGTTCAAAATACTTTCTTGTTTCACTGCCAAGAGGTATGTTATCTGTATCTGACCACTCTGCCAATCTCTTTTTGTTAATTGGTTTCTGTCTCTCGTCTCTTAAAAATATATCATCATCACTTAAAATATTTGGTACACCATCTGATCTATCACCTTTAATTATTTGTTCTCTTAAAAACACAATAGGATCAGAGTTTTCACCTATGAAACTTTTTAATAGTGGACTAAATTGGTACACATCACCATAATGTTGTAGTTGTATAAAGTCTTTGTCACCAGATATGATTAGATACTTGTCTTCTGTTCTTTGTGCAACTAGTATGGCGATTATATCATCTGCCTCACACTTCTCTACATGCATAAGTTTGTATGGTAACTTTGTAGAAAATTCTTCTCTTATCTCACTCATAATTTTAAACAAGCCATCCCAATCTATTTTACTTTCTACTCTACCTTTACGCCTTTGGTGTTTGTAGTTTGGAAATATATCTCTACGCCATGGATCAGCAGCGTCAGCACATAATACTACTTCACCAAATTCTTCTCTAAACTTTACATTGAATGCTCTTATTGTATTTAAGATACTGTGTCTAACAGCATCTTTACTTGGTAGTTCAGAAAGATCACCTCTACTCTGCGCCATCAGGTTTGAAATCATAACTTGGTTTAAATCTATTAATATCATAGGTCTATTTGAAAATCTATTGGTAGCACTGCTGTTAATCTTTTACTTACTAATGGCTCAATCAACTTTGGTTTATCACCATTTAAATATTGTCTTTCCCACTCTGTATAGTAGTTTGGTATATTTAATGATTGATCTTTTTTTTCTTTACCATAATAGTCATAAATTGTTAGAAGTTCATATTGATATGACTCTGCCGTTATTATATCAGATGTTCTTTTACTAAAGCCATCATGTTGAAATTTAGGCATTCTGATTGTTGATCTAGTCATATTAAAAAATCTAAAAAATTCATTTATTGGGTCACCATCTTTATTTTTAAAGTCTTTTAGTCTTGTCATTAAAAACTTTGCAACTCTCTCTGGTTTATAATAGTGGTCATCAACATATTTTATTTTTCTAAAATTTTTACTATAATCAGGATCGGTGGTTAACTCTGTCACCAGATTACCTGACTCTCTAACCATGTGATAAAAAAATCTACTTACCGCAGCTACATCATTGTTTGATAGTTTGTTATTTTTCCAATCATTTACTTTTAACATCATAACTTCAAACGCCATTTTACCAAAACTATAAACTCTTTCCATATGTTCTTTATATGATGTTCTACTCATTGTAATACTCCAATGTCATCTGACATACTAGACCAATCTCTACATATATCCATTACTCTTTTTCTAAATTTAAAGTTAATAAACTTATCATCTATTAGTGTCTCAAATAATTTATCTACACCAGCGCCTAGTTGTAGATTGATATGTTTCTTAAATTTAAATCTTTTAAATTCTTCAAACGCATTTACAACATGATGTTTTTGAAATGGTTTGTTTAGTTCTTCCCAAGTCTTATTGTAGAAAAAATCTTTTACTGTCATTGATAGATATGGTGTAATTAATTGTTTCTTATTATTTCTAGCGATCAACTCATGCCATAGATAACCAGCTTGATTGTTTATATCAAAGTAGTTGTCTCTAAACTCATCAAATTTTTCTTTTGATTTACCTGGACCATAATGTAACATAGCCTTTTTAGATATACCATAATAACCATCTGCTGCCCAGCCAGATAATACAACAGTCTCTTTTATCTCTGGATACACATATAAAAATGGAAAGCAACATTCAAAATGTGTTTTCTTTTTACATCTAACTTCTTTTACTAATCTTTGAAAATCGTTTTGTAAATTGTGTGTAGGTACTTCTATGACATGAATACCCCAACCCATAAGTTTGGCCACTTCAGCGGCCTTTGTAGCGTCATATGAGGGTTGATCTTGTAGATGAAACGTATATGCAGTTATCTTCTTACCCATTCTATGAGCAGCAAATGCAACAGATAAACTATCTACACCACCAGATAATAATACAGCAACATTATTGTCTAATGTTTGTTGTTCTATTTGATCTATAATTAATTTGTCAATCATGTTTCTGAATATCTTGTAACGTTAAATTCTTTACCTCTAAAATTTCTTTGATAAAACCATTCTCTATATATCTTATCTGTAAAGAGTTCTAAAATCTCATTGTATTTTATAGTGTCATCTAGTATCATTTTTTCTAATGATTCATATTCATATGTATCAACTTTACGACTTACTTCAAATGATTTAGCACTCTCAAACAATGCTCTTAAATTTCTTAAATGATTACTCATACTGTATCATCACCAAAATAGCGATGTGGCAACTTTTTATTATTTTCAATCTCTTTTAATCTTCTTAATTCTTTTTTCTTATTATAATTTATAACTAAAAAGGCCATAAAGAAACCCACAAGGGTTACTGTACAACCTATAACAAATAATAATATTCCGTGTGAAAAGTCCATAATGTGAAAGGGCGCCGAAGCGCCCCATCTATTTTTTTCCTAATTACGCATCAAGTGCAATTAAGTCTGATTTCTTTACAGAAACTTTGTGGTTGTCATACTTGAACGGAGTTCCGTATAACGCTTTGATACCAGCAGCGATGATAGCTCTTGTTGGAGTTCCCATTCTGTAGTATTTTTTTCCACCAACTCTGTTACCATAGATCATGTGACCTTCAGCTCTAAGCGTGTCAATCATTGATCTTGGAGACTCTAAATCAAAGTTCTTTTGAATTGAAGTCCAAGCAACATTACCACCTTTTGATAGTAAGTTAAGTAGTTTTTGTTTTTTTGATAAAGCTTTTCTACCTCTAGTTTCTGTAGCAACAGTTCTTTTTACTGTTTTTACTTTT